TTTACACAACAGAATCCAACAAAAAGATTTTCAAGCACTAATGAAAAGTGTAAGAGGTGAATTGATAGAACAAAATAACATGGACATAGAAGTAAAAGCACAAGAAGCTAACAGAGATAAAGCAGAAGGTATATTGAGAGATATTGTAAATAAATACAAAAAAGCTGGTAAACAAATATGGTTGAGTAAAAATCCAAAACGTGCTTTAGAATATAGAAAGTTGCAAGCTGCAATCGATCAAGAAGCTAACAACGACATTCTTAAGGGGTTTCAACTACTTAATTAATTATGGCTACTAACACTGCTGCATCTTTTACAAATCACACTGGTAACGGTACTGCTGGTCCGTTTAGTATCTCCTTCTCCTATCTATCAGAAGCTGAAGTTGATGTTACGGTTGGTGGTGTATTAAAAACCATAACCACCCACTATACGTTTACCAGTGCAACACAAATAACATTTACTAGTGGTAATGAACCTGGTAATGGTGTTGCTATCAAGTTTCAAAGAGATACAAACATCTCTGCCAAGAAAGTAGATTTTCAAGATGGTTCTGTTCTTACTGAAACTGATTTAGATACCAATGCAGATCAGGTCTTATTTGCTCAACAGGAAATTATAGATAAGTTAGGTGGTATTGAAGAGAACGCTACAGCAGATCAAACAGCAGCAGAGATTAGAACATTAGTAGAAAGTGCTAGTGATAGTAATGTTTTTACAGACGCAGATCATTCTAAGTTAAATGCAATAGAGGCTTCTGCTACAGCAGATCAAACAGCTAGTGAAATAAGAACTCTTGTTGAAAGTGCTAGTGATAGCAATGTGTTTACTGATGCTGACCATACTAAGTTAAATGCCATAGAAGATAGTGCTACTGCTGATCAGACTGCTGCTGAAATTAGAACACTTGTAGAGTCAGCTTCAGATTCTAATGTCTTTACAGATGATGACCACAGCAAACTGAACGCTATTGAAGCAGGTGCAACAACCGATCAGACTGCAAGTGAGATAAGATCTTTAGTTGAATCAGCTTCTGACAGTAACGTATTTACTGACGCTGATCACAGTAAATTAAATGCAATAGAAGCCAGTGCCGATGTAACAGATGCCACTAATGTAGATGCTGCTGGTGCAGTAATGAACAGCGATCTTGATACTAAAGGTGAAATACTTGTAGGTGATGGTTCTGGAGATCCTTCAGCCCTTTCTGTTGGACAGAATGGATATATATTAACTGCTGATAGTACAGAAGCTACAGGGATTAAATGGGCAGCTAATGCAGGTGGTGGTGGCGGTGGTGCTATCGGTAACGTGGTAGAGGATACTACCCCACAGCTAGGTGGTAATTTAGATGTTCAAGCCAACGAAATAAATACAAGCACAACTAATGGCAATATAAAACTAAATCCTAATGGTACAGGTGTTGTTGAAGTTAAAGGTGATGGTAGTAGTGCTGATGGAACACTGCAACTTAACTGTTCACAAAACTCTCATGGTGTGAAAATTAAATCACCACCTCATAGTGCAGGTGCAAGCTATACACTTACTCTTCCTAATAATGATGGTGATGCAGGTCAGTTCTTAAAAACTGATGGTAGTGGTGGTCTTAGTTTTGATACGGTTTCTCAACCTGATTCAGATAAGATTACGGAAGGCAATACAGAAGCAGAAGTAGTTGATACTGGTTCTGATGGACACTTTAAAGTAACTACAGAAGGTACTGAAAGATTAAGAGTTATAGCTGATGGTAAAGTCGGTATCGGTACTACTACACCAGGAGAATTACTACAAATTTATGATGCGTCTGGAAATCCAACAATTCATGTAAGAGCTAATAATCAAAACACAGCTTCATTAAAATTTGAGAATGATGATGGAAACTGGACTATATCTTCTGGAACTTCAAGCTACCCTTTGAATTTTGCAGTTGGTGGTAGTAATAAATTAACAATACTGAATGACGGTAAGGTGGGTATTGGAGATACAACACCATCTACTGCCTTAGAAGTAAACGGAACGGTCACAGCAACAGCTTTTGCAGGTAATTTAAATAACTGCACAACAGACGGAACAACAAATTTAACTGTTGCCGATGGAAATTTAGTCATTGGAACGTCTGGTCATGGTGTTGATTTTAGTGCAACGTCTGGTTCTGGAAGCTCAGAATTATTAGATGATTACGAAACTGGGACTTTTACCCCTACAATGACTTTTGATACACATCAAAGTAACCCTGCTGGATCATTTACAGGATTTTACACAAAAGTTGGAAATTGTGTTCATTTTCATGCACGTTTTGCTTTAACTGATGAAGGTTCTGGTATGAATACTATTCATTTATCAAACTTACCTTTCACACCTGTTGTAAGTGCATATGCACACCCTATTGCTACTTTTTATGCAGAACAGGGTGTAAATACGGGAGATAATAACCACATGGTTCTTGGAAAATTAGTAACTAACGCGTATCAATTCAAGGTTTGTGGTATTCATAATAATGGTAGTCTAGATCACTTTCATATGAACATGACTAATGATACTTCAATTTTTGGTTTATATGGTTTTTACTATACAAGTGCTTAAAAAAGTATTTTATAGTAATCCAAAACCTGTTTTAATCGGAGATTAATCCTAATGGCACTAACTGAATCAATCGAATACGACAAGATAGAAGTCGTGGGCACCTATAAAGCGGTGCAAGTAAGAAAGGCAACAGTTATAAAAAGAGATAATGTAGAAATCGCAGGTTCAAGATCATTTGAAAGATATACTTTGCAATCTGGTACTTTAAAAGGTGGTGTAAAAGAAGATGGAACAACTCCTGCTGATGATGCAGATGATTTTGTTGATAACCCACTAGACAAAGAACCTGATGGAGTTACAGCAATTCCTGATGAAGTAAAAAATGTTTGTAATGCTGTATGGACTACAGATGTAAAAGCGTTATATAAAGCAAGATTAATTGCTGATAAATCTAGTTAACTTTATCTTGCATCTGCCTTGTCATAATCCCCATAGTGACATACAAAGGTGATAAACCTATAATTAGCAATAGAACAGCTATGCTCATAACTGACATAGCTCTAATTA